CCACACACCCGAGTCCTTAGATATAACTCCTGCTGAAGGCGCACCAAACTCAAGACCATTGGCCGGTTGATTGGCTGTAAATGCTCCGCTGGCTAATGTGATACTGGCAAGTTTTACACCACTTTCTGCTGTGTCCGCCGTCGCGGGAATAGCCCCTGAATAAAGATCAAGCACACCGTCTTTGAAAATATTCCGGAATGACCCACCTTTAAGCAAAACCATTGTAACGGCTTCTCCGGCATCGTCGGCTGCCAGTAATCCAGTTGCTACCGTTATTGTCCCTTCTGCCACCGTAAGCGCCGTAAATGGCCCATGTATCGCTGCCATTCCACCGGTAAAACCGTAAACAAGAAATGAATCGCCAACAGAGAACCCGGCAGTCAAAAACCCATCCCCGGAATCCGTGAATGAATCAGCGCTTTCGCCTCCGTCCACCGCCGCAATGGTTGTCTGTGCATTGATAATAACAGATGATTTCCTTGCTGGGACATCACCAAGTAAAGCTTGTCTTAATCCTGTTGATATTTTAATTGCCATGTTAGCCCCCTTTAAGCCGGTAACGTAATGGTGAATGTGTCAATAGTAAGCGTGGCCCCAGATGTTATTGAAGTAGAGGACATATTCAGTTGTGCGCCACTTGTCCCGATAGAGCCATCAATTCTCGGATATACATAAGTGGAGTCAAGTGAACCAGCGTCCGCCGCATTTGCATAAAGCCTGAACCACCCTGCCGTTCCTGTTGCCGCCGCCACTCCCTGCCATACCTGAGAAGATGACTTGGAAATAGCCCCGGCTGAGGCCGTGCCAAACTGCAATCCGTTTTCGGGGCTTCCGGCTACCCACGCTCCGGCCGAGTTGGTGAACGAACAAAGAAGTGTTCCGGTAATGGCCGCATCCGCGCTCGCTGGTTGTGTTCCGGAATAGATCCGAAGGATTCCGTTTTTAAAAATATCTTTAAGTGATCCTCCGGCAATGCACTGAATTTTGATGTTCAGGGACCCGGCAACTTCACCCGTAAGTGTCGTCTCAGCAATGGTAATAGTTCCAACCGCTACCGTAGCGATAGTGAAAATCCCATTGTTTGCTGCCGCCGTAAATCCAGACACCATAATCGTGTCGCCTGCCGCAAACCCAGCCGCGACAAACCCGTCACTGGAATCCGTAAATGAATCAGGGCTTCCGCTCACCGCCGCAATCCTGGACGATACAGAAAGCGAAGCTCCTGCCAGCGCCGGAACTGCCCCGTTGAGTTCATTTCTTAATGCTGTTGAAAAATATTTTGCCATTTCTAATTCCCCCTTAATTTGCGAATAGTCTTCGCAGTTTCACTCGAATGATACTATGTATTCTCCTTCTAAATAAACAGCGCTACCTCTCGGCGTATCCGGTATAACGATTCTGTTTCTTGTTGTGTTCACTGTCTGCCCGTTAGCCGAACCAATGTAAATACCGTTTTTTGCAGTCCAAATAACTGCCCTTTCCGTTGCTTCGCCGTTTCCTACCTGATCGCCAGCGGCGTAAACATCCGATCCTTCAATAACCGGAGAATCAGAAACAACTTTAAATATAAAATCTTTTGGACTTTGCCCGGAAAGAAAGACCACATGCTTTTCCAATCCGACATAAATTCCGCCAGATACACCCCTGAACATTTTGATATGCTGGCCAAAGGGAATGTAATTACTGGCATAATCAAACCATCCATAAGAGAACATCTCACTATACCATGCGGTTGTGTCCTGCACGACATAGATGCGCCCATTATGATAAGTCAGAAATGTTCCAGATGGCGGATCATAAAATTTACGATAAGTTGTCGGCCCTACATAATCCCCAGCAACCCAAAAAAAAGAAGTCCCGTCAACAATATATCCCTTTTGATGGCCATTGCAGTAATATGTCCTATCAAGAATCTGGCAATAATACATAGGACATCCAATGGTTAAGTCATTTCTTATTCCCGTTGCTGAATAGTCATTGTTTAACCGATACAGGGCATTGCCCAAAACAAAGAAACAGTCACCACCATCCCGAAACAAGCTATGGATATTTTCAGTTCTTGCCGTAGCGGTAAGGCCACTCCTTCTTTTAATGGCTCCCGTGGAGTTAATGGCAACATTCCAGGCACTGGCAAGTTCAGCCATGCCCGTTTCCGGGTCATACTTTAAGCGTGATGGATCGGAATCATTGTTCAGGCCGGTTGTGCCTTTATAAAGAGGAATTGATTTCATAGGTAAAATGATTTCCTTGTTACTTGTTTTCCCCTTCTGCTCGCCCATGCCGACATCTTGGCCAATCCATTTTGGTATAGGCCATGATACATTTCAGTGTTTACCTTGCGTCCCTCAACCCCGTCCTCAATGATGGTATAGGCCAATTCAGCCGCTTTATAGACAAGAAGTTCCCTGTGGAGAAAAGAAGGAATACATGTTGGCGTGTCTGTATCGTTCACAAGTTCATCCGGTGAAAAATATCCGACAAGGGTCAGGGTGGTCTCCGTTGCGGGAATAGGTTGGTAATAGAGACTGGACCCTTCAACTACCACCGCGTTAATATCCCCTTCTTCATCCAGCTTCGGGTATTCTTCAAGCAGCGTTTCCAGCGACCCGTAAATAGTTACCGCTCCATCTTCTGTTCCGGCATAAGACAACTTCCCTGAAAAATCAGAAGGCAAGGATGTGTAGGCCGTTCCTAAAACCGTAGTAACAGTAAATGATGATTTAAGACCGGGGGGATAGGTTTCGTCCGCCACCTGCCCCAATGCCTCGTTAATGAAATCAGGAATGCTGACAAGAATGTCCGGACTGGCATCCTGAATGATGGACCCTACCTCTCTTTGAAGCTCACTAAAATCCACGTGTCCCCCCTTGGTCTCTTAGTTGTGATTCCCTTGCCAACCTGTTTGCTATTCTTGTCTTTCTAGCCTTTCGCGCGCTTTCGTTCCACTTTTTTTGTAGTTTCTGCGCCATCAACTCCTCTTTTGTTTTTTTCTTCTTCACCTCTTTCGGCTCTTCCGGTTTACAAACAGGGGCGGGATATTCGTCGTTGTTGATAGAATCTATTACCGGAGATACGTCCTCGTCTTTCTCGACCTTAAAGAACCTAGGATATTGACGCTTCACTTCAACCACGACATCGAAAGGCAAATCGCTGCGGGTAAGCCCAATATATTTATTGAAACAACATCTTCCAAATCCGTTGACGTTGACATTCATGTAGGGTTTCCCGCCCGTATAAGTAATCTTGTCAGGCATTCTTTTCCTGAATCTCTACGGTCTCGGCATTCAACACCCGTCTGATAAATTCAACATCATTGCGGGTATAGGTATCAACTTTTTCCACTGCCGACCTCACCATTGCATATTCAGTTTCTTCCAGAAGAATACTGTCTGTTCCACATGAAACAATCTTTCTTGCCAAATCATCGCGTTTTAATAAGTCAAGCGCAACGATTTTGAGCGCCGGGTGAAAAAGAACCTCAGCGAGAGCCTCCGCCATAGGGTAGAGGCCCTCACATCCACCAATTGCATAATTTGTTATGATTATTTTTTTCATTTTATTACTCTGCATCCAACAAAATGCGGTATTTTACATTGTCAATCAGGCACCTTAAGCCATGACTGGCCGTGGCGTACTTAGTGGACAACAGTTCTTCTGAACTACCGGCACTCCCTAAGCCAACAAACTCAAAGACATACGGGACTTTTGCCCGTGCCGTTGTGTCTCCGTCAATAACGAAACGGTGAATGGAACACACCGTTGCGGCACTGACATCGGTCGTACTTGAATCGTCGCCATTGAAGTAAAGCTCAGACTGCCCTCCGGCAATCGTCCCCGTTGGCGCCGCCGTCGCGTCGTCGGCAAAAGACACTTGGGAACGGCAACCAACCATAAGACCGGAAACCTTACCTGCCGCGCCGGTCTCCGCGGTTATCTGTGCGCCGACCAAGAGAGCCGCCGCAACATTGGTGTATCCATAAAACCGGCCGACAACGCCCGATCCTGCAATTCCGCTTACTTCGTGTTTCCAATACAAAGCAACGGAAGTGCCGGAAGTTGCGGAGTTTTTGGTATAAAAACTCGCCATCTTCTCGGACGCGGTGGAAGATAGAACTTCATCACCTGACGTACCGCCGCCGAGGATTTTTCCCGCATGAGTTTTCTTTCCAAGATTTACTTGATAAAAATTGACGGCGTTATTGTTGTTTCCTGTCCCACGCCAACCAGGACGACATGCTAAATTTGCCATTTTGATTCCTCCTTAAAGATTTAAAGGAGGACGCGGGTATCACTTGGGGTCGCCCTTACGCTACGCCCGCGCCTATCCCCTTAATTGTTTAACCGGCATCAGTTGCCATATCCGCGCCGTAATCCATGAAATAGAGAACGGTGAAGTAAATTACATCGTCATCCGTCAGTGCCGCGCCTGCGTTCGTGAATAGCAAACCAGTGTCAACGGTGAATTTCGTTCCGGGGCCAACAGTCTGCAGCACCGCGGAAGACAGTAGGGTGGAACCCTGAAAACCACCCATAAGAGATACGCGCCCTGCCCCAGTGCAGACTACTCCAGAAGCGATGTTAGCAGCCCCTACGGTTACGCCGGTGCTGTATGTCACAGTCCCCAGACTGAATGTTACTGAACTGCCTGCCGGAAACTGCATTAAAATATCAACCAACACAGCGTTTTTGGGAAGACGCGCAAAATAAATCGTGTCTCCTAAAGAAACGGATGCGTTGGCGGTAAAACTTGTAAATTGAGCTAATACAACGCCTGCCGGTACATTTGAATCCGGGACAGTGCTTGCTTTGTAGCAATCTGTGGTGTACGCTGTTGCTGCCATAATTAATCCTCCTTAGCCTGCGTCACAGGCCATGTCTGAACCGTAATCCATGAAAGTGTCTGGCCCGCTGCCAATAGAAACACCCCTTAACTATTCGGATCATCGTAGTAAGTATCCACTGCGACAACGCCGAAACTTTTGCTGTTAAATATAGTTCTCTTCACGCCGTAAATAGCCGCCGCGGTAATCGCCAGCGCATTTCCACGATCATCCATTTCCTCGTTCCAGGAATAACGCCCCTCCGCGGAACCGCCCCCCCAGCCGATCATGCCCGCTTGCGCTCCAAGAAACAGGGCGCGTGCCGCCGTCAAGGTACCCGTTGAGCTGGTATAGGAAGACCAACCAGAACCGTAATCGTTGAAACGAATACAGTTGCGGTGTTTGTGTAAAATCACTCCAGCGTACTCACCAAGGGAGTTTTGATACAGAAGGTTCTTTGCGCCTCGATCTCCCGCGGACTTCTGAATATCCACCCAATCATTAGAGGAGACTGCGTTCCGCAAGTCATACGCCTGGAAAGTGTGCATCAAGAGAACGTGTTTCAGTTCTCCGTCAATACGAAAAGGCTGAATCATCGGATCACTGGTTTCCGCAAAGGCAACCAATCTTTCAATGATAGACAGTTCCATTTTGTCGGATGATTCCAGCGTCGCGGGACCGGTGGCATCGCCTCCGTAAACGATATGGGACGAGTCGGCGGCCGTTACGGTGTTATTCGCACGTCCGGTAAAGCTAAGGGGTACATGGAAACCGGTATCTTCGCCACGATTGCCTGCCAGATAAATCATGCACTGTTCATCATAATCTTCTGCATACCAGGTTGCCAGTGCATCGCGCCCTTCTTTACGCAGATTATACGGAACGCGTTGCTCGGACATTTTCCCCTTAGATTTAGTTCCCTTACGTCTCTGGTCGATATACAAACTATCGGCGTGAAAAACCAACGCCTCTTCCGCGGCTGTCCCCTCGATGATGCTATCGCCTTCGATACCATCACCGGCCAACTTCATGCGCAGTGCATAAGTGATTTTATCGCCGGCCTGTTTCGCCAATTCACTTTTAATTACAATCATGGAATCCGGTGAGGTTCCCATGAATTTTTTAAAATACATTTTCTTTTCCGCTTCAACGGCCAAAGATTCTGACCATCGTTGTACTGCAAGGCTATTGCCTAATTCAAATTCTGTTGCTGCCATTATAAATTCCTCCCGTGGATCAAATTGTTATCCCCCCAGGGCGATCCTTTGTTCATCCTCAGACATCTTAGCAAAATCCTTCTCGGTGTATTTACCACCTGTAACATCTATGGACATTGAACCTGGAGCATCCCCAAGGGACTTATGTGTCTGGCCGGGACTTTTGAATTTCTTCATTAGTTCCGCCGTAACCTTTTCCGTTATTTCTTTTGTTAGTTTTGCTTCAATGGTTGCTTTGGAATTAAATGTATTGTTAATAAGCTCTACCAATGAAGCAGCGCCGTCGCCTAAATAAACAGGCTGTTTCGCTCCGGCGGGAAGAATGAGCGTCTTGGGGTCAGTCATCACATTTAAGTATTCGTTATCAAATCCATTAGACAACGCAAACTCCGTCAATGATTTATTGATTTCGCTTTCCGGTTCATGGATTCCTGGAACGGATGCCTCCATGCGCCTGACTGCTCCTTCAATCAGTGTAGTCGCCCGTCGGTTTATCTCTGCTGCTACTTGTTCTTTTTTCGAGGACTCAAATGTCCCACGTTCATATTTGCGAAGATTCCTTTGGTACTTCTGGTAAGCAAAAAGGTCTTCTTCCATCAGGGCGTCTTCTTCTTCATCCGTCAGAATCTTGAAGTCTTCCGGCAAGCCAAGTGTTTTCGCTATTGACTTGTCCTGTTCTTCTGGTTTTCCTTCGAGTTGTTTCCGAAGATCGTCTATCGTTGCTTGAAGTTCTTTACGCTTTTCACGTTCTTCATGCAGTGCGCCCTTGGGGACGAAACCGGGCGGAGGTTTTACAGGTTCGGCCTCCTTGGTGACTTCTTTGCCCTCTTCCTTTATAACTTCGGGTTTTTTCTCGGTATCGGTGGAATCATCACCGGACTTCTTTTCTGGTTCTCCGGGTTCACCCATCAATTCAGCCTCAGAAATCTCTTTCTCGAAAAAAGGGGCCTCTTGAATTGTTGCTTCTTTGGTATCCCTGCCCATGTCATCCTGTGTGATAACAATGGCTTCGCGTTGTTCTGAGGGTGTTAAGGTTGCAGTTTCTTCGCTCATAAAATCTCCTTTTTACGCCTGAAAAGGCGATGACACTGTTGACGGCGTGCCCCCCGAATTTGTCTATTGAGCCGTAACGTGGCTAAAACGAAAAAATCAGAAACAATTTTGGTCTTGGTTGTTGCCCTATTCAGTTGTCAAAGAACAAAATCTTGAATCAAGTCTTCTTCATATTCCCCGCCCCGGTGCATTCGGGAAAATGTTATCAAAGTTTCTACGATACGCATTGTTGTCATATTCACTTTTGAACCGATACGAGTTCCATAAAAAATGTCTTCCGTTTGGTAGCTCCCGTTGCGACTGGAAATGCTTTTCTATTTTAGCATCCAGAACAGCCTCTTGCGCCGCTGTAAAATGTGTAACCGGCTTCTTTTCTTTTGGAGTTTTGATCAGCATTAATCGTCCATCCCCTCTGGCGATGCCAAGCCTCTTGTTTGTTCCCTATCCACGGCCTGCCCATGAGACACTTCCCGATCTCTTGCCTCTGGTTCTTTTTCCCTTGAGATTTTCACTGAAACATTCTCTTTCTTTTTTTGTGTATTTTTTTTCGTCGTCACAAAATTCCTCACAAGTTTGAGTTGTTTTTCGGTCGTGTACCTAAATTACTCATGGTTCTTCCCGCCACTGACTCGGCTGGATGTGTCGTTCTTTCGAGTTCCTTTTGCACATCAGCATATTTGTGATCGTCTGCTTGTTCTCTGTCTGCTTCCTTGTTATACCAGTCAAGACCTTTCGTTTCGCCATCCAGTACAAGTCGCTCGCTTTGGTGCTGGGCGTTCGCACCTGCCTTAAAGCCATCAATTTCGACTTTTGCCGCATCATTCCGGGCGCGTTGGTGTTCCGCCTCTATCTTCGTCGAAATCTGTTCCTGACGCAGCGGATCAAGTTGAGCATTACCAAGAATTCTTGCGGTCTCTGCTTGTAGTTTCTGGATTTCTGTTTGCAGTTTTTGGAGACCGGCCTGAGACATGCCAATGCTAATCTGTTCCATCATCTGCTGTATCTGAGCCTTACGCTGCGCTTCCTCTGCCTGTTTCTTTTTAACATCCGTAACACTAAGGTCGTCATCATCGGGAGAAATACCCAGCAGGGGTTTGATCTTAGCCAGAAGCCTGTCTTTGTTGGGGATATTGGATAGCTCTAAAGCAGCAGACAGTATATGGGGAACCATTTCGGGCGTACTCTTTTTTGTCCATTCCACAAGCAAATTCATTGATTGCTCTCTCATGGTATCAGCTATCGGAATTTCAGCAATCACAACGTCATACTTCCCTTGAGTAACATCATTCTTTACTTCGTACATGCCGTATTGCGTCTCGTATTTCTTGTTGATCTCAACAAATCTTTCAGCCCCGGACATTCTGTCGGTAATCCGCAAAACTTTCTCACCAGTCCATTTGTGCTGAATTGCAGCAACAATCTGCTCGCCAAGCCGTTGAATAGACCGGCGCATATTTTCAAATAATGGCGCGGTAATCGTAACTCCCTGATTTGTTCTGTTTTCCACTACACCAACGGCCTCTGATGCACGATGCCCCATACTTGACATATCAGCGTTCACTCCAGACACCCTCTGTATCTCCTGCTCGGAAGAGTTCATCATGCTCATTTGCGACGGCGCAAGCTGGGCTTGCTCAACGATTTTTATCTTTTCCATTGCGCCGGAGCGCACCATCAAAAACCCATCGGGTTTGTTGGCTTCTTCATAAATCGCCTGTTTGTTTGATTCTTCCACGGCATCTGTTTCCATAATGACCCGTCTGGCGTTTAGTAATCTCAATGCCATAGACCGCCTCTTATTAACTTCGATCTGCATGTCCCTAATCTGCCTGGGGACTCCATATGGATTGTTGAATCTGTCTAAATATCCAACAAAGGGGATAAACGGGAAATCATCGTGGGCATAAGGCGTTCTTGATTCTTCCAAAACCATGTCGCCAAGAAACGTGCATACTCTCATCCGTTTTACTATCGCCTGAATAACTTCAACGGACTGTTGTATCTTTTGGAATTGAATCATTATCGGCTGGTTTTCAGGCATTTCCTCAATCGAACCGTCAGGGTATCGTAAAAAGAATGCCGGTTCATTTACGGTGTACCACATTTCAACCGGACGACATCTCTTTCTGGTAGCATCAAGCCACCCCCCTGCCCCTATGCGTTTTTTCCACTCAACTTCCGTAGCCTCATCAGTCATTGAATTTCGACTGTCAATGTAATTCACGGAGGACTGAAAAGCCTCGTTTATTTCAGCCTTTTTGTCGGGAAACATTGGGAAAATATTATGAAGATCAACCCATTTACTATGAAAAACATATCGGCACTCGTTTATGTCCATCCACGGAGATGCGTATGGGTCCCACCATATTTCTTTCCAATCCCGTGCGCCTATTTTGATAATTTCGTTTCGCGGGTCATTATCATAGCCGACAGACAAACAACCAAAACCCGCTGTCACCTGAGACTTGAATTGCTCTGAAATCTTAAATTCACCACCGGACTGGTCCATGACATACTTAATCCCTTCCGTCATGATCTGAGCAAGCTCACCGTCCTTATGTGTCCTTGCTTTGGCAATAACATCCTGTTTATTAAGCGCCTGGGAACCGATCACCAAAGAAAGCGTAGGGAATATCTGATTAATTGTAAGCGGTTCTATCCCCGCGTCTATTGCCTTCCGCAACATAGCATCTGACCATTGCTCACCATCAAACATCTCACAGTCGCGCCACGATTCGGCTCTCCAGTCCTTTGAAGCATTCTGCGCCTCAAAAACCCACTCGTTAAACTTACGGGTATCCGGATTGTCGGGATTGAACGGGCGGCTGAATGAGGTTTCTCCCGTCCGCTTAACGTAAGCCGCTTCCTCATCAATAATTTTACCCTGTATTGCCAATAGTGTCATGGCATGAATGCCCTTCTGCTAATTACATCCCTGCGCGGTTTAAATGTGTTTCTCGCAAACGAGATATTATTCACAGCCAGATGTATCCGATTCGGCGTGAAACTCTCACAAGAGTTTGGCGCATGCTTGGGGACTTCCGGGTATCCAATTTGTGCCAAACAATCCAAAATATCATCGTGAACCGCAACAGGGTGCGCTAAATATTCGTCGTTGATAAAATCCTCTATTAAGTCGCGATCACGCCCCTCTGAATTAACATACCGCAAAACGTGGGGGAAAAAGATTCTCCCCGCCTCAAATAGCGGCCCTAAATTATCATCAATCCTGTCGTTCTTTGAAATATTGCTGTGCAAAGGGGTTATATCAAAACGGTAATTCTCCCTATTCATCCGATCAATATAATGCTCAATATCCGAATCTTTCCCAAATTTTTCATACCCGACAAAACCCGGTCTGTATTTCCTGTGCCACTCAAATAAAACATCCGCCCTTTCGGTAAGCTTTAATCTATCACGAATCATATTAATTACATACCAATTCCTGTCCGCACCATATCCAATAATCAAAAACACTGTGTAATCCGGGTCGTGATTGTTCCGCTTCTTCTTCTCCCCGGCAGGATCGCAAAATAAATAAACATTCAATCCGGCAAAATTTTCAGCATCCCAAAACTTCAACCACTCTTTCTTAAACCCGCGAATATTATCCCCCTTGGGGTTTAAAAGCATCTGACAATCAAAAGTACGACTGCCCCACTCCAGCCGTCTCCGGGCAAGCTCCTCCCTGCTCATAAACACAGGCTCGCCATCAGCCTGTCCGTTCTTTGTCGCGGGATATATCCTCGGAATAACCGCACCACGCTTCTGCATAAGATGATAGGTATCAGCGTTATGATAATATGTCCCGTAATAACGGCGCTTACCACCTACTTTAGACAAAGGCAAAGACAACTCCCACATCTCATTCGTCTTCTCAATCATTTCCGGAGTCCCAACAGATGCCTTTGTTACGGTGTCATCATAAACGATAATGTCCCAATGAGGACCCGCCGGCTGCCCATCAACAAGCCCCCACGATTCTAACGTAGAATTGTGTGTCGTAATTAGGCTTTTCCCAACCAAATAACATCCTGACCTGTTATCAACCTGAATACATGACACTGGGCGCGACTCAACCAATTCCACTGCGTTAATAGTGTGCCTTTTCCGCCTCGGATGGTTAATAGCAGTGCTACAGTTTTCGATCTTCCGGACCATACGAAACGGTGGGTAGTCTATATGCGCCATGAATGTTACCCACCACATTATATGCGGCTGGCCTTTATAAAGTCTTTCTCGTTTTTTAATGCTTGGCTTCATCCCAAGTGATGCGGCAAGAAAAAAAACACCTTCGGATAGATTCTCGTTAATGTTAGCGAAAATTGCCTGCCCGTCCTTTTTTGACGCACAGCCGTCGGTGTCCATAAGACCTTGTAGCAATGCTAGTCGCTGTTTTTCTGACGCCAGTAAATACTCCTGTGGAATATGTTTATTGCCAAATACACCTAGCCGCCTTAACCTCCACGGAAAAGTATTTAAAGTGGGTGGGGAGTCGCCAACTCTCTGCCGGATTTTATTACACTCCTTACACCGGCCAGTCTTATCAACTCCTACAACCGACATATCATGTCCACGCAAACAGTTTTTTGTTTTATCTCTTTTGTCTAATTGAAATTGTATTGCGTTGGGGCGTTCGTAATAAATATGGACGTTATGTCCTGCCTTCATCATCTGTTCAGAAAAGTGTGGAAAATCCTCGCGTGACGAAATAAATCTCCCCGCATTTTTACTCCCATCTCCAAGCCAACAACCAAAAACATACGGGTCAATCGGCAATACCCGTTCTTGTATTTGTAGTGGGCAGGTTACACGAACGCCTATGGCTGATCCAACGTGCGTATCAATGTAATCTCTTAACTCTTCTGTTGTATAAATTTTCCAGTCGTCTGTGCTTGGAATACCTTCGTGGCGCATAGACTTTGATTGATGCCGCACAGAGGCTTCCCATAAATGAGTTCCGGCAGCGACAATAGAGTGATTACCAAAATATACCCGGTAACAAGGCAAGTCGTCCCACTTCTCCGTAACGGCAATTACCGTAGTCGGATTTCCATCCGGGCCAAACACTTTGTCGCCTACTAATAAGTCGCCATGACGCTTCCACCCTGCCATAGTTAATACAGGCTCATTACAATCAATAGGCTCCTTTGGGTTTCCAGCCCTCTTAACAACCAGGCCCTCATCTTCATTCCATTTCGGCGAATCCTTCGCCGGATTCTTGTAAAGAATGTCAGGAAATAAATCCTGTAAATTCTTGTTCTCTTCAAACTCCTGCTTGATCTGCCTTAACATCTTCTTCGCCGCCGGTCTTGTTTGACTGAAAATGGCAATCGTTAACTCCGGATTGTTTAAAATGTCCTGTATGATAAGAGCAAATGCCAAAGTTGATTTATAATGCTCCCTTGCCCATAAATCCAAATACCCGTCAGGATTCGCCTGCACCTCCCGACATCTTTCATAACACCACGCACTCATGGCGTCAGGTCGCCTTAACATGCACGTCAAAAGAAAAAACAGATCCCTCTTGGCTAATTCCCTGTGCATATTGTCCCTGTCTATACCAGCCTCAAAATTTACAACCTTCGCGTAATACGTACAAGCTTCTTCATACGAAAAAGATAATATGCGATCAAATACCGCGTTAATGTCGTCTGACATTTTTAAAAACCTTTAAAAATTTTTGCGAAAACAACATCGCTCTAAAAATGTGCTACAGGCGCATGAAGGGTGAAACATGACGGTCGCCGCCCTCCCTCCTGTCCCCCTACCCCCACTACCCGTCCTGTGCTTTCCGGGGGTCCCCAATTCGGGATAATTGCCCGGCTTGTTTTTTCCAGCGTTGTCCCTGGCCCCATGTTTTGCCCAGCCTCCACTTTGCCGCTCTATACGGGGCTTATTCTCCACCGCCTTTTTGCTTGTTTACATAATACTTCTTATACGACAAACACCTAGCTTGTAACATATTGTTTTTATTGTGGATGATAAATTGTTGATAATTATCAGCCTCAACGTGGGTAATATATACCCAGTCCTACTCATCGATCCGGGGCTCTGGCGTGACATCAATAGCATTCTCCTCCACTTTGGCCCTTGCCGGCAGAAGCGACATCAAGGCGGCAACGGTCCTCTCATCTGCCCTTATGCTTACTGCCAGACCTCCTCCAGGTGCCTCCGGCTGCTTGACCGGCTCAAATCGGTCATAGACCATCGCTGCGGCTGCCAGTATATTTGTATCGCTTGGGGCTATTGTTTCAGTATAATTAACTACTTGACCGCTTTTTGTTACCTTTTGTTGTGTGATTGCCCTTGCCTCTCCAGATAAGATGCGAGAAACCTGACTGCTGGCTGTTTTCAATAACTTAGGATGGGTTAGCATATATTTTTTATATTTTGCTTTGAATTTATTAACAGTTACGTCTGCTATATTACTTTTGTTGTTACTAATTTGTAGTGCCGTCCGGGGGTCTGCTCCGGCTGATACTAATCTGATCGTCTCTAGGGTTTTTGGAGAGTATTTCGGCTCTTTTTCAGTAGTTTCTGGGACTTCCGGCTCTTGAGGGTCGGTTGTGCGCTGCGTTTGTGGGGTGGCCGGTGTGTTGGTGGCGGTGGTATCTTGGATCACTTGGTTCATTTTGCGCCCTTCCTGGTCGTTGTTTTGTTTCCGGCGTTGCCGCCGGTCCTTTAAATAACTATGATCGCAATTGAACAGTTTTTTTAAGATTTTGGTATAATATTTTTTTTGATTTTTCTATTTGCTTGTAAACATATCTAGTTGATATATGTAGTTGATTTGCTATTTCTGGA